GAAGGAGGGGAGGAATAAGGAAGAGAAGAGAGAAGAGAGGACCGAAATACATGAAATAGTATTTAATGGAAAAGGAGGATATAATTGGGAAACTATTTATGAAATGCCTATTTGGCTTCGAAAATTTACTTTCAATAAAATGAAAGAATTTTACGATAAAAAACAAGAAGAAGAAGATAAACAAAACAACCAATTAACTAATACCAGTGGTAAAGAATTAGCTAAACCTAATATACCACAAGCAAATACATATAATGCATCAGTGCCCACTAAATAGTGGGCATTTTTTGTCTACTCAATATTTATATTATATATTAAAATTGATATGGCTCAAAGTATAAATGATTTAAATAGAGAGATTGATAGTCTTAGAAAACAATTAGGGGAAAGAGCTCAATCTCCTTTTGATCAAAAAGATCTTCAAAAAGCTAAAGAAGCTTTAAAAGGTTTAAAAAGTGAACTTAGAGAAATGAATGACGATTTAAGTTATGTTTCCCAATCTTTTAAATCTATAACTGAAGAATTAAAAGGAGCTAAAGGTCAATTGAATTCCCAAATCAGCAGTCTAAATAAAATAAGTAGTATTGCGCGTCAAGTCTTAGAAGTTAGAAAAGGTGAAAATTCTTTATCTGAAAAACAACTTTCAAATCTTAAATTAAGAAATCAACGAGAAATTGATAATCTAGATCGTTTATTAAAGCAAAATGGTCTTAACAAGAAAAATAGAGCAGCATTAGAAGATCAAATTCAAGCCGCTAAGGGAGTTAATAATGCCTTTAAAGAAATTGAAGATACTGAAAAAGAAATAAATAAACAATTAGGTTTTGGCCCTAAATTATTAGGTGGTTTAGATAAGGCAATGCAAAAATTAGGTTTACCTAATTTAGGATTTGATGATGCTTTAAAGAAAACTAAAGAAATGGCTCAAGAAGCTAAAGCTAATGGAGAAGAATTTAACTCTACCAAAACCTATGTTAGTAATATTAAAGATAATTTAAAAGAATCTTTTACCTCTGCTAATTTATTACAAGCCGCTGGGGTAGCTCTAGTTGCTAGTATGAAAGAAGTAGATACATTGACTGGAGATACCGCTAAGAATTTTGGTATATCTTATAAGGAAGCATTGGCCTTAAATAATGAGCTTACTTTTATGGCTGTAACTTCTAATAATGCTTTTGTTACTACAAAGGCCTTAAATGAATCTTACACTCAAATTAATCAAGCTTTAGGTACTAATGGAGTTTTAAGTAAAGATATATTAATATCTCAAACTGAGTTAGTTAAACAAGCAGGATATAGTGTAGAAGCAGCTACAACATTATCAAAATTATCTTTAGCCACAGGTAAACCTACTAAAGAAATAGCTGCTAATTTTCTAGGTCAAGCAAAAGCCTTAAATCTAGTTAATGGTACTGCTATTAATGAAAAACAATTATTAGAAGATGTTTCACATTTATCTAAAGATACCTTAGCAACATTTGCTAGCCAACCCGGTAAATTAGCTGAAGCTGCTTATGAGGCTAGAAAATTAGGATTAGATTTAGAAAAATTAAAAGGAACTCAAAGTGCTTTATTAGATATAGAATCTTCAATAGCCTCTGAATTTGAAGCTGAAGTACTAACTGGAAAACAGTTAAACTTAGAAAGAGCAAGATATTTTGCGTTAACAAATGATTATGCAGGTTTAGCAAAAGAACTTCAAAAACAAGATATAACTAGAGCTTCATTTGCAAAAATGAATGTACTCCAACAAGAAGCTACAGCTAAAGCTTTAGGCATGTCAGCTGAAACAATGGGGGGGATGTTAATGGATCAAGAAGCCATGAACAAACTTTCAGGTGTTGAAGGTAAAACTGCTAAAGAAAAATTTGATAACTTAGTAAAAGAAGTAGGATTAGAAGAAGCTAAAAAACAATTAGGTGATGAAACCTTAGCTAACCAATTAGCATCGGCTTCAGTTCAAGATAGATTAGTTGCTATAACTGAAAAATTAAAAGAAGTATTTGTTAGTATAGCAGAAGTTGTAATGCAAATAGTTTCTCCAATTGTAGATGTTCTATCCCCAGTATTATCTTTTATAGGTCAAACTGTGGGTTTAATTGTAGAAGGATTTAAAACCCTTTTACCTGTTATAACCGCAGTAGTAGGTATAACTACATTATTATTTGCAAAAACCATAGCATTAGCTATAGCATCAGCCGCAAAGGGAGTATGGACAGCATTAGGAGGTATACCTTTTATAGGACCAGGTTTAGCAATAGCAGGTACTTTAGCTGCAGCAGGAGCTATTAAAGCTATAGCAAAACCCGCAGGAGATATTAACTCCCCATCAGATGGTAAGACACAAATATCTACAAAAGAAGGAGGTTTATTTGAATTAAGTAAAAATGATGATGTAGTAGCATTTCCAGGTGCATCTAAAGCATTTGGTAGATCAAATGCCCCACAATCTCAAGCTATTGACTATGATAAAATGGCTCAAGCCATGTCTAGAGTACAAGTTCAAACCAACTTAGACGGAGTTAATGTATCAAGAAAGTTACAAACCCCAATGGGTATAGCTACACGTAAACTATAATTTTTCAATATTTATTATAAACATTAAATTCAATTATTATGTCAATACTAGGCCAAGAAGTAAATTCAACATTAGGAAATGGGGGTAAAACTACACCAACTTCTACTGAACAACAAGTATCACAACTTCACAACGAATATTCAATTAATGGTAACCCAAACATTATGGATAAACCAGCTCCATCTAGATTAGATTTAGGAGGAGTATCACCTAAAGTACCAGGAAAATTGCCTTATTTGGATAACCTTCCAAGATAATTAAATGGCGTTAATAGATTTAAAATCGAACCTAAAGAAGTCTAATGTTTACAAAGACACTCCCGGCGGTGGGAATAGTGGTCTTCCTTACATAAAACAAGGATTACCTGAAGATTCACCAGCAGGAGAATACCTAGCTGGAGTCGCAAGATCTAGCTTGGATACTAACATTAGAGGGGGAATATATTCTACTGTGGCATCTACTGAAGATACTGTAAGAATATCTCGTTTTCTAAATGACTTTCCACGTGGTGCACTTTTTACTTCTAAACAAATTGGACTTCAAAAGTCTAATCCTTTAATTGAAACAGAACAAAGAGGAAGTACTATAAACACTCAAGTATACTCAAACTCAAATTTATTGGCTCAAGTAGCAAATCAAGGTACTGGAGTTCACGTTCCACGTGCAGGATTTAATACCAATGATTTATTACAAGACAGAAATAAATATGAAAAGATTGTTATCCAAAATAACAATGCTGGGCAAAACCGTTTAGTAACACTCTATAATTCTAAAATTAATATTGATTCTAATTCTAGTAATATAACATTAGATTTAGATAAATTAGGAATATCAAGTGATGAAAATACTTTATTTGATTATGTAGGTGGACCTGGTTCTTCTTATGGAGATGGAAATACTTTTATTGGAAGAGCTATAAATACCAATTCTTCTCTATCTACACCAGATGCTGGTACTATAGATTATTTAAACTCATTAGGGTTAACAGATTATATTAAAGTTAATCAAATTGGGGGATTAGTAGGTGGTTTATACCCAACAAGTCCAAATCTATTTTCTAAAAATTATAATGCTAATTTTGATTCGATTACAACCCCCGCATTTAATCCATCTTTAAATCCACCCCCATCAACTCCTTTATATAAATCAAATATTCCTTCTACTCCAACGACTAATTTTCAAAAATTAATCATAACAAAAGAAAATATTGATTTTGAGGAAAGTCAATTTCTTAAAACACAACAACCCAAATCTCGTTATCAACAATCATCTCCTGATTTTATAAGACCCGAAAAAGTACCTGAAGGGATGCCTGTTCCAAATCAATTTGGTAATACCATGGGTTATAGTGCTTTACTAAACAGTAAATTAGGTCAATTACAGGATTTTAGATCATCTTCAATTAATCCCAATCCCCTAGCTGAAGACTATAATGCCAATAAAATTAATATAGCTACCAGGGTAGGTATAGGTAATCCTGGGGCTAGAACCGATAGAAGTAGTTTTTATACTGAATTTAAAGAAGGGCAAGACAGAATTAATATGTCTCCTATTTTTAAAAGAGATGATACATCAGCTGTTGAACAAGACTATGAAAATACTCCAGGTGAAGTTAGAGATTTAATTAAATTTTGTATAGAAGCTATAGATAATGGATATCCTGATCAAACTAATAGAATGCACTTTAGAGCATTCTTAACCAATTTCTCTGATAACATCTCAGCAGATTGGAATGGTCAAAAATATATGGGTAGAGGTGAAAATTTCTACACTTATCAAGGATTTGGTAGAGAAGTAGGTTTTACATTTAAAGTAGCAGCTCAAGCTGTTGAAGAAATGGAAAAACTTTACCAAAAATTAAATTACTTAGCATCAACTTTACACCCAGATTATAGTGGTCAGGGTTTTATGAGAGGTACTATACATAAATTAACTATAGGAGAATATTTTTATAGAATGCCTGGTATAATTAAATCTATGAATATAACAGTAGAAGATAATTATCCTTGGGAAATAAAAATGAAACAGCCTGAACAAAGAGACGCTGCTGGAAACAATATACCCCCAGATAGAGATCAATTACAAATGGAATTACCTCAAATTTTAAATGTTCAAATGTCCTTTGCCCCTATATACGATAAATTACCACAAAAAGGTCTTAAGCAACCAATTATTTTATCAGATAAAATAGCTAATAATTATTTATCACGACCAAATTTTAAATTTAGTGAAAAGTAATTAAAAATTAGGCTCCATCAGGAGCCTTTTTTATCTTACATATTTATATCAAAACATAAACTATGCCAAGTAGATACCAATCCATTTCTACCATGAAATCCGATACGGGTATTACCTCAACTTCAGGTAAAACCATTTATCAACCAACTTATTATCCTTCTACTAATGCCAATATAAATGATAGTTATATTATTACAGGTGCAACAGATAGATTGGATTTAATTGCTAATGATTTTTATGGAGATTCAACTCTTTGGTGGATTATAGCTATGGTTAATGATTTAGAAGGAGATTCAATGTTTCCTCCAACAGGAATACAATTAAGAATACCAGCTAATGCTTCAGATTTATTAAATGCTTTTAATAAAGCAAATACTCTTTAAAAAAATTTATGGAAGCTAAAGACTATACCAATATAGCAGGTTCTCCTTTCCAACCTTTTGTTAAAAAACAAATTGAAGAAAGAAAAAAACTCGTATCAAAAGAAACTAGAACAAATTCTGATCTACAATGGTTAAACAATAAGTCATCTTGGATAAGAATTAGCTCAAATACTAATGTTCTAGATGAAAACCCCAACTTTATTGAAGCCGGAGATACTTTATCCAGAAGATACATCCTTCAAGCAGGTTTAACTGATCATAGTAAATTAGATCCTACTAAACCCATAGGACAAAATGACTCTACATTTACACCACGTTCAGGTTTAGGTCCTAACGGGGCTTATGGTTTGGGAGGAACTACTAGTTTTGGTTATAGACCGATGCCAGGTTTAACTTCATTATCCATAAAAACTGGAGGTAAGTTAGGTACTTTAAGAGAAGCAAGTTTTGAATTTACTTGCTACAATATGGAGCAGTTATCTATAATGGATGCTCTTTACATGAAATTAGGATTTAGTGTTTTAATAGAATGGGGCCATATTCCTTATATAAAAAATACTTATTCCTCTGACAATAAAATAGAAACTATCCCACAACCAATGGATTTCTATGGTATAGATACTAAAGAGGTTTTAATGAAAGAAATCCAAAAACGAAGAGTAGCTCATGATGGAAATTATGATGCAATGTGGGGTACTGTTAAAAACTTTTCATACTCATTTGAAGGAAATGGAACATTTGTATGTAAAGTAGATTTAGTTGGAGCGGGAGATGTATTAGAATCACTAAAAATTAATCAATCAGGGAATGCTACTGCAACATCCCCAACAGATACACCTCCAACCGAAGAAAAACAACCAGAATCCCCATACCCTGTAGTATCTAATGCTAATTTATCTCTTTTAAATCAAGCTTTATATAACATTTATATAAAAGGTTTAGTTGATTATGAATATGATGTAGCTATTGATAATTCAACTTCATATTTTGACATGTTAAGACCTTTCTTAAAAAAAAGAGAAGTTGATATAGGAACAAGTAATTATGCTACTACTACCCCAATAATAGTTCAAAAAGGATTCCAATTTTCTTTATTAACAGATTTAAATAAATCTACAGGAAATGGAGGGAATGAAGATGTACAAATCCCATTTATTCCTAATCCAGAAAGTTTTTATTCCCGTTTAATAATGGGGTACACAATTGATGGAGAAGAATCAACAGGAACATCTAAAAATGAAAAAGGATTAGAACAAGTTTATATTACCTTAGGTCATCTATTAATGTTAATAATGTCTAATGGATGGATGGACGATAAAGAAGAAAATAAACCAGATGCTAAAAGAAAACCTTATGTTTATATAGATATTAACACTGAAACTAACAGATGTTATACATTCCCTGGACATTGTTCTTTAGATCCTACTGTATGTTTAATAGCTTCTCAACAATTACCTTTTGGTATTAAAACATCCCTATTAGCTACGTTAAGGAATCATTATCCTTTTTATGATACTGAAAATCCTGGATATGGTGGTAAATTTATGAATACTTTAGTAAATGTAAACTGGGTAGCAGGTATATTAAAATCCCAACAAACTTCAAATCCTAAAGGAGACGTACCATTTGTAGATTTCATGCAAGATGTCCTTACAGGTATATCAAAAGCTTGTGGTGGATTTAATGAATATAGAATAGTACCAGATGATGATTCAAGATGTGTGAGAATATTTGATGATAAAAGATTAACTGAACCCTTAAAACCCGGTGATAAATCTCCTTACACTACTATTCCTGTATTAGGTAAAAATAGTTTAGTTTATAGTTTTAATTATACTTCTAAAATCTCACCTAATACCGCTGCTATGACAGTAATATCCGCTCAAGCCGAACCTGCTGGTTTAGGAGATGAAGCTTTTGCCTTCTCACATTTAAGTAAAGGTTTAACAAATAGAATATCCCCAGCAAGAAGTACTTCAACTTCAGATGAAAATGCTGAAATTGGTGCTGGTTCTGTACCTGATACAGGAGAAGATAGATATATAGAATTAAGAGATCATATCCAAAACATTTATGGGGGTTCAGGAGGAGAATTAACAGTTAAAGAAGCAGAAACCCAAAAAGATATAATATCTGGGAAATCAGATAATGCTGCTGTTACTACTGCTAGAATTTTATCATAATAAACAATAAAAAAATTTATGAGTAATTTAAAATATACATCCGATAAATTTGATTCATGTTTAAATACATATAGAGAGACTTTTACTAATCAAGATAATATTCCATCAGATACTAGTGGATCCCTTCAACAATATGACAATTCAGTAATCCTTCCTTTAGATTTCAGTTTAGAAATGGATGGAATATCAGGCATTATTCCTAATTCAGCATTTGAAATTCCACCTGAAGTTTTACCTAAAGCCTACCTAACAAAAAAGCAAGAATCAAAAATAGGTTTTATTTTACACACAATAGATCATAATTTTAATAATAATAAATGGACTACTAAATTAACAGGACAAACTATTAATTTAAGACTTGATCCATTATCTCCTGAAGAAATTGCAAAAAGAGAAGCAAATAAAGCTCAAACTAGTAATGATATAATAGCTATAGATAAGATAAATAACCAAAAATTCAATTCTCCATTTGTAATTCCTGTAGGATGTACTAAAGATTCAATTTCTCTATTGAAAAATGCTAACGTAGTTATTAACATTGGATTAATTGTTAATGCTCTAAAAGCAGTTGGTATAACCAACAAAAATGCAATAGCTGCAATATGTGCAATATCAGGTGGGGAAACAAGACTAAGACCACAAGCTGAAGGACATGTTTATTCATTAAAAAACATTCAAGGGGTATTCCCAAAGTTAACTACGGACCAACAAACAAGAGCTACTGCTAAAGGTATTACTAAAAAGGAATTCTTTACTATAGTTTACGGAGAATATTCCCCAGGAAGGATAGGAAATAGAAATAAAAGTGATGGTGGATTATATTATGGAAGAGGATTTAATCAATTAACAGGATATGGAAATTATGAAGCAACTAATAATAGCTTAATTAAAAAATTTGGATACAAAGGTAATATCTTAAAAAACCCCGACCTAATGAATGATCCTGATGTTGCTGCAAAAGCTTTAGCTATATTTTATAAAGATATAGTAAGAATAGATCAAAATGATGCTAACTATCTTACAAAAGCTTTAGTTAAAACAGGACATGATGCAAATGGTGGATACCAAAGAAAAGCAGATTATTATGCTTGTTTAATAAGTGATTATAAATTCTTAATCCCATAATTATGCCATACTATCCTAAATCACGAATAAGAGAAAACCAAATAGCTAACCCAGGCCAATTTAAGACAGCTGATGGGAAGGATTATACTGGGGCTTATTATACTACATTTGATGGTAAATCCTTTACAGGAGCAAATCCATATACCTTAAACAGCAGATCATTAACTCCTTACCCAACAGAGAAAACGAACACTACTCAAACAGGGAATGTAGAAGCTATTGCTTATAACAACCTTAAACCAACAAAGATAAATGCTCAATTAATTGATCCTACTCCTTTTACTCCTCGTCCAACAGACGCAGATTACAAAGCAGGAAAAATAACAAGATACTTGGCAAGACAAAGAAATGGTACTACATTCAAAATAGTAGAAATATCTCAACAAACCTATAATGATTTAACTACCAATAAAAATGGATCAAATTTTGCATTATGGAAAGCTATCTCTATTTTCTGGCAAATTTCAGGTCCACTCCGTAACGAAAGAATAAACAATATAACAACAAGAGCTGGTATAATAGATACTAATCAAAGAATACTAGATCAAGCAGAAAAGAGTTTTATCGGTATAAAACAATATCTAAGTGATTTACAACAGTTTGCACGAGTAAGCTAGGTTACCACATTGGATTTTATTATATTACACAAAAATAAAGGTTATGTTTTACTTAATAGAAAATACTGAACAGTTATCTAAACTTCATCCTTACGGAGATTGTTATATAAATGTTATCCCACTTTCCTCTCAATATCACCCTTTATTAACACAAACTTCCCTAATTTATTTTAAACAAATAGATTCAAAGGGATTAATATTTACTATTCATCATAGTGAAGCCTTTGCTGTAGATGAGCAAAAAGTAAAAGATTTTATCTTAAAACACAAAAATGTGTTTGTATTAGATAAAAAGATGACGGCTCAATTGTTGGGGGAAGAATTTTTAGATAGTAAAGTAAAAGATTTGCAATTGTTGTCACTATCCACATCCACCACCCCTCCGTATATACACGATTTTGATACTCATATACACACTCATTTCAAACAACTTTATGGAGATAAACCCTATTTAAACTCTATTATCCCAATTTCAAAACACTATCAAACTCAAGAAGCTATTTTTAGTGTGGTAAAGCATTTAATGTCACTTCCCGCTATAAACACGTATTATAACGACGAGTATGTTAAAGTGTACTATGGTATTGAAAAACAGGGTATCGCGTTAGATATTTCACTATTTAATGAGCATTTTAACCCACAGAACCCAAATTTCTCAATTAAGGATGATAAAATTTATACTCAATACAACTTATATAATTTTACTTCACGCCCCACTAATGCCTTTAATAACATTAATTTCGCGGCTTTAAATAAAACAAACGGCTCTCGTGAAGCTATCATCGCTCAAAACGATATGTTATTTGAATTTGATTATGAGGCATACCACCCCCGAATTTTAGGTAAATTGATAGGATACGAGTTTGATGAAGGCTCCATTCACACTCATTTAGGGCAAATGTATTTTAAGACAGATGTATTAACTCCCGAGCAATATCAAGCTTCCAAAGAATTAACTTTCAAGCAACTATATGGAGGAGTGTTTGAGCAATACAAAGATATCCCATTCTATGCCAAAGTTGGCCAATATACGGATAAAATATATAGAGATTTCAATTCTGATGGGTACATACATTTAGTAGGAGGGAGAAAATTATTTGCAAAAGATGTTATAAACCCTACACCACAAAAATTATTGAATTACCTGATACAATCAGGAGAAACTTATTATAACGTAAATTCTATAAAAGGTGTGCAGGAGTATTTGGCTACCAAACAGAGTAACATTATATTATACACGTATGATTCGATCCTAGTGGATTACCATAGGGATGATGGGAAGGAGGTATTGAGAGATATAAAAAGGCTATTAGAAGAACCGTTCGGGTTTAAAGTTACAGCAAAGTACGGAAAAAACTACAACAATTTAAAATAAGTTATGATAATTCAACATTCACAAGTTCCCTCACATATTTATTTGCAACAATCATACGAAAGTTCGTATGAATATTCAGATTATATGAACAAATTATTCTGCACATTCTCTAGTAAAGAGGATTTAGACGCTACTTTAGCTATTATACAAGGTCAATATAAAATCTTATTCAATAAGATCTTTATTCTATATATCAAATCAACAGAAGAGTATGTATTTACATACAACGTAGATTCAGTCAATATGACTAATGCATTATTAGATAATACTATTTTATTACATAGAAAGAAAGAATCAAATACTCTTTATACTATCAACGCCTTAAATGACTTAATCAAGTCTTTAAATGGAGGAGTACTAGATAATAAATTTCCAATTGATTGGAAAGAATATCAAAATTGCATCTTGTTAACTCACTCAGGTGATTTAAGAAAATTAGAAACAAAAATCTATAAAATAATTACACTATAAAAACATGGAAAATTTCAATTTAAAAAAATCAAAAACCTTCTTATTAGAAAGTGAGCAAATACAAGAAGGAAAAACAATTACCGCTTATAATTTTAAAGGAGAACCTATTGAAATAGATTTATCACTTATAGATACATTAGCTCAACAAATAGGACAAGCCTCGGGTTATGGGGATTGGCAAGAAAGAGTAAGTAACTTAGATTATAAGAGAGCATTACAATCTTTAGCAAAAAGGGTATTACAATTAGGGGACCTAGAATCAGATCCAATTAAATTTACAAAATAATTACACTATAGAAAACCTAAAAAAAATGGAAAACACATTTAATTTAAAACAATTCCTTGCTGAAGGAAAATTATTGAAAGAAGAATTTACCGTTAATTCTAACGAGGAACAAATTGAAATAATAGCTGATAGCGGAGACTACTCAGGATTTATAGAAGATGATGGAACTGTATCTTTTTCTGTAGTAGATGAAGATGAAGATGAAGATTTTACTGAAGATAATTGGAAAGGTATTTTAGGACCCAATCACGCATTTGTAAAAATTATAGATTCTATAGGTGGTCAAGTTGAAGCCTTAGGAGATTATGTTCAAATAACAGTAGATGCCAATAAATTAAAAGATTTAAAATAATTACACTATAGCTTGGATACCCAAGATATTTTTATTATATTTACGCATACACAATAAGTTTTAACCATTAAATTAAACAGTTATGAATTTGAATTTGATTCAAAGCAAATTAAGCGAGATGAACACTCCTAAGGGAGGATCTCAAAAAGCAAATGAAAAAGCATTAAGCTTTTGGAAACCTACAATTGGTAAGGCCCTAGTAAGGTTTGTACCATCAAACAGAAATCCTGAAAACCCATTTACGGAATTATATTTCCACTATGGTATAGGAAAAAGAACAATTATTTCACCAACAAACTTCGGTGAAAAAGATCCAATTATCGAATTCTCTAAAGAATTACGTAAAACTAAAGAACCTGAAAACTGGAAAATGGCTAAGAAATTAGAGCCTAAAATGAGAGTTTTTGCTCCTGTTATCGTAAGAGGTGAGGAAGAAAAAGGAGTACGTCTTTGGGAATTTGGAAAAGAAATTTATCAAGCCCTATTATCACTTGCTGCAGACGAGGATGTAGGAGATTTTACAGACATCATGGAAGGTAGAGACATGAAAGTTGAAACAGTAGGACCAGATAGTACAGGTACTGCTTACAACAAATCAACTATTTTACCAGCAATGAAAACTACTCAGTTGAGTTCAAACAACACTGAAGTAGAAAAATGGTTAGCAAATCAACCAGACCCAACTTCATTCTCTAAAAGATATACTTTTGATGAGATTAAACAATTTTTAGTTGAATTCTTGAACCCTGAAGAAGAAGCTCCTAAAACTGAAAACGCTGGAGATGATTTTTTAGCATTGCCTAAAACTCAAGCTGAACCTACACCAGCACCACCACCAGTAGCTAATAAAGCATTTGCTTTAAAACCTAAAGAAACAATCGCCGAAGACGAATTCGAAGATTTATTTAAATAATCTATGGCCAAACAAAAAACAGATAGCCTTTCCGGTAAAGTCGGAAAGGCAATTACTGGGACTTTCTCACTTGATAAGTTTAAAGCCGGTAAAAATTTAGGACA